GCCTCCTGTAACAAACACACTTGATAAAGTTTTTGCAGCACCTCTTATGTACTCAAACGCTGCTGTAATAGGTGCCATCACAGACTTCAAGATATCACGTATGTTATCAATGTATTTTCCAAACTTAGAATCTTTAAGTAGGTCAAACTGCATAGACAAACCTGAAATGAATCCAACTAACTTACTACGCAGTATATTAAACCCTTTTGCAAATGAGAGTTTTAAATCATCGATGATTTTTACAAAGGAACTTCCAATCTTTGCAATTTTTTCTTTGAATGCAGCTAATATAGATTCAGGTGTAAAAGCTTTTACGAAAGTTTTTAACGCAGAAACATATCCCTTAACGATACCAACAAGTCCTGCAAGGAGAAGACCTAATGTACCTAAACCAAAACCTTCAAGGTCTTTTGGCGCATCGGCCATTTTATAATCTTTTTTTGGCTTTAAGTCTTTAAGCGCATCAAGCATATCGCTTTGGAACTCTTTATCTTCTCTAGCTTTTTCTAGATTTGCAAGGGAGTTACCTTGAAAGAAACTTAATAGATTACTAAATCCTTCCTTAAATGTATCAACAGTAAGATTAAGATACTCTAATTGAAGATTCGAATCAACCTTCAACGCTCCTAACGTATCGTTTGCTCTTATGAGCTCAATCGTTACATCATCAAGAGTTATTGTACCGGCCATTATTGTTATCTCTCTTCGTCATTCGGAATAGGGTTGTTCTTACGTATTGAATACATTTCTGCCCGTGCTTGAGCAGCATTACTTGATGCTGATGATCTTGCTTGATTTGTCATCCATGCAGTTACTCCCATATAAGCACCAACGATACCAGCTTGAGCGATATAAAACATACCTAACAAATCTGAAAGAGTCTGCGTTTTAGAATCAGATATAAGAGGAGTAAAGAGTAGTATAGTAACAACTGCCATTAAAACAAGTGAGAACCAAGCCATGCGCTTTTGCGTACTTGCTTTTTCTTCTTGAAGTTCGAGTTCTTGCATGTCCTGTTCGCGAGCGATATCATACTCAGTGATAAGACCATCGCCGTCCCAATCTCGTGCATTTACTTTGTTAGCCATCTTTTTACTCATTACCTTAATTTTTGAGCGCGTAAACGCTCGTTCTCCTCTTTGATATGTTCAACTAACATAGTAACGTAGACTTCCCTTTCCCACGGTATCATCTCATTCAACTCAGTAAGACTATAATTATGGTGCTGCATCATAGAAAAGTTAACCTTAAAGTGATTAACTAAACTATCGTGTGAAAGGGCTAGACGAAAAAATTAGCTAAACCTTTAACCTCAAATTCATTATGAACTTTACAATTTGAACAATCAAAACTAACTGCTATTTGTGCTGCCGGCATATCTTCTACAAACTTACGAACCTTATTAAACTGTTCAGTATTGAGCGATTCGATAAAGTCTTTTAATTCTTTCTTTGTTTGAGTCTTAGCATCAAACACTTCATCACCTGAATAAATCGAATCAATGCATGATACTAACATATCAAACATCTTATCTACATCTGATCCCTTTGCATTAACTTGAGCATCGAGTACTTCATTCACAGTTGGGTATTTTAATATCATGCCAACTGTTGGCGTTAATACAATCTTTCTTTCATTTGCCTTAGGTACGTTTACTTTTACGTTATCAAGGTTAATGTCAATATCATTCTTGTGATTACAACTTTGGCAACTAATACCAATCTTAGTAGTTTCACCTACTGATTTAGCACGAAGTTGAGTAAAGACATATTCCATATCAAACATTGGCATATCTTCAACATCAACAGCGCCTTCTGTACACGCAAGGATAACATCCTTTACTGCTCGTACCATTTGTGCGTCATCCTTAGATTCTAAAGCTAACATTAAAATCTTTTCTTCTTTCACGAGGTATGGACGGAAGACAACCTTCTTTCCAGTTGAAGGGATTTTCATTTCATAGTGCGGCGAATCTAACTTTGGCAAAGCCATAATATACTCCTATTTCAGTTTAATTAAATTACTTCCCAATTATCATACGTAAATACTGCTGTACAGCGTAGGATAGTGTTCTCATTTTGATTACCCAATTCCATTGAGTTCAATGTAGTTGGATAGGCATTTAAAAGACGAACCTTTTTACGAACATCACCTTTTGAATCCATATGATGGATTTCGATGTTCATAGTATATTCGTCTTTAAAATTTACATAGTAATTATTGAGTTGATCAAGATTACCAATACCATATGATTGCCATGTCTTGAGATATTCCCAAGCAAACCAATCATTTGATAAATTAAATGTTATTGTTACATCGTCATTCACAAAGGCATATGCTTTCTTATTTGCGCGCATATCAGTAAATGTATCTTGTGTAAGAATCTGTTTGCCCGGAAATGTGACAGAGTCGCATTGAAGGTCTAACTCATTTGCAAATGAAGAAGTAAAGAATACCTTATAGAAGTTTGCTTTTGCAAATCCTTCTTGGAATGAAGCTTTGAAATTACTTATGGATTGATTCATGGTTTGTAAATAGCCTTCTTAGATTCACTCCATACGCGATTTTTATTTGCGCCTTTGAAGGATTCAGTTGGTAGAAACATTGCTATATCCCATTCAGGCATATCAACCTTTACAACTCGCGATTGAACATGATCTAACAAGTAGTGTTTAAAGCATGGTTCAAATTCACGATACGCCTTTGTTTTACTTAATAGATTATAATTCAAGCGAAGCTTTGTTGATTCATCATACCTTCTATTACTCGCAGTCTCCATTAACTTATCGAGTAGTTTAGCACGAAGTACTGGATTTAAGTAGTGTAAATTCAATCCATAGAATCCGCCAGGCGCAGGTCCAATCATCAACATAAGAGGGAATTGATCGTAGTATGGAAGAGTATCTTTACCCTTAGGATCATAGAAGTACATGTACATATGTCCTGGCATTGGTCGATTCTTAGGTGTTAACATAGAATCTTTTAACAACTGATTGCGATTAATCCTACCCAGTTGACGTATTTGTTCTTTGAACCATTTTCTTGCGTCGGTAGATCTCGCAACAAGACCATTGCGATAAGCTTCTGCTTCTAATTTTTGGAATAATGATTGTGCCATATAATCTATTTATACCTCAACCCTTTAGTATTCTTATACCCATCGCCTTTAATGTATCTTCTGTCCATACTTGGAAAACAATTCCATTATCTTTTGCAAACTCAGTAGCAGCAACCCATTTAGATTGGTTTTTAGCATATGTTAAAGCCTCATTAATATAATGGCGTGTTCGTCGAGCGGGTGGTTTTGGAGGAATGGTTTGCGCCTTTGGTTTAATCTCAACAATAAAAGCACGGTCATCTTTTGTTTTAAACCAAACATCAATATAGTACCTATGCATTTTATTATCAGTTGCACAGCGATATGGTATAACAACCTCTTCTGAGTTCCACATTTTTATATCAGGGTTATCATCAAGCCAACGAAAGACGTTTCTTTCCCATAGAGATCGATATACAATAGCTTTAATATCTCCTAAATACTTATCTTTATTTTTAGGAGTAAAGCGTCCTTTGTATGTTGCCATATAAATAACCTTATAGAATTTTAACAATACCGGAGTATTTATGGCCGATGAAGCAAAGACAATTCAGGACGCAGTAAAGACCGGAGCACTCAACATTGCGCGGGGTAATGAATCTCGCGATGGTATAAAAGGTGCCGGGCAGCGTTCGCAATGGCAGGCGGGGAACATGCGTTATCCACGTACGCTTGGTGCTGGAGGAGAACCTTCAGTACTATTTACCACTCATCGCGCCATGTATAATAACGTTGGTAATGATGTTTCAATTGTACCAACTGGTAATTCCGTTGCCTTATACATTCCAACAAATACTTCGATTGCAGACTCATTACGCTATGAAGGTGTACAAACTGGTGTTGTTGGTGCTGCAATGGAAAAAGGTGTAACTAACTTTACTTCTGATGACCTTGAAGCAATTGCATTCCAAAACGCTGAAGCGTTAGGTGGTATTGCTGGTGGAGTACTGGGTTCAAATGCTGGTACTGTTGCTGCTGTTGTAACAGGCGGTGGAGTTGCAGGTATTGTTGGTAACGTAAAGAATGAGTTCTCTAAGAATCGACAGCGTGTTATGAATCCTCGTGAATTCATGTTATTTAAATCTCCAACGCTACGTCAGTTTGCTTTTAACTTTACATTCGTTCCTTCAAATGAAGCAGAAGCAATGGATGTACCCGAGATTATTAAGTTCTTTCGTATGGCAGCTTATCCATCGTTGCATACCGGAGGAATTGACTATGTTTTTCCTGATGCGTTTAGGATTCAATTTTTAGAATCTAAACATATGATTAAGATTCCTGAGGTTGTTTGTATATCAGTCAACGTAACATACAATCCAAACTCTATTTCATACTTTAGAGTAGACAACCTTCCAGTTGACATTCAATTGCAATTACAATTCCAAGAATTAATGCCAATGGATCAAGGCTTAGTCGAGAGAGGATATTAATTATATGGGTTACTTTCAATCTTTTCAGAAAAAAGATTATGTGTTAGACGACACTATGACAAAGTCGCTGACAGATATCTCAGCATACACAAGTATCTTTTCTAAAATAGCCGATGACATTTCGTTTTATAGTTACTATACTATGCAGAATGGCGAACGCCTTGATACGATCTCAACTCAGTTATATGGTACTCCAGAATTCTATTGGACAATCCCTTTGATTAATCCGCATATTGTAAATGTGTATATCGATATGCCAAAAGATACACCCGAGTTTATTGAATATCTTGCAAGTAAGTATCAGGGATCAGCATTTAAGTTGAAACCTTTACAGTCGATGGTTGATAAGTTTACAATAGGTGAGACTTTAGTTTACAATGATGTAAATAAAGCAACCCTACTTGGTAAATACCCAACTCAAGGATACCTACAAGTCCAACTTACTGAAGGCGAGTTTCCTGAGAACATGGACTTTACTATCACAGGTCAAACTTCAAACGATTCAGTAATAATTGCAAACCTAATTCCAGCCTATGACGCTCCAGCATATCATACTTCTTCTATCACAGGCATGCAGTGTACTTGGAATATTACTCAGTCGACTGAAACATCTATTCGTGAATTAGAACAAGAAAAGAACGATTTAGTATCTCAGATAAAAGTAATTCGACCAACATATATCTATGAAGTAGTTAAACAATTTGAACGTGAAATGAAGCGTAAATAATCATATGGCAATAAACAATACACCTCGCGATCCAAGAATTCGTGATCGAGTACCAAAGACGGTAACCGATTTACGAGTACTCATTATAAAATACAACGATAGTGTGGTTGATATTACAAAAGAGTGTGTTGAGATATCAATCTATGAATCAATCTATACTCCATTCCTATACGGCGAGATTATTATGGGTGATAACTCATCTATCATCGCTACATTCCCAATGATTGGACAAGAGAAAGTACGCATTGAGTGGAAAAAGAATGGTCAAGATTCTGTAAAAGAATTCTATGTTACTGATGTGTTTGACGTTCAACAACATCTTGAAGGAATTGGTTCGTTTGGTATTTCCATTACGTCGGAAAAGCAAATGAGAAATGCAATCACATTGTTCTCTAAGTCCTATAAAGGTCGTGGTGATGAGATTATTCAGAATGTATTTGAAGAACACTTAAGGGATACGTTGACTGTAAACGTAAAAGCTAAAACTTCTCATTCAGTTGTGTTCCCGTATATGAAACCATTGGCCGCAGTCAATATGATTCAGAAGAGTGTACTCGCAGAAGATGGTACACCAATGTTCTTATTTGAATCGCTTTATGGTGATGCGCCAGGCGCAGTACTTGATTCTTATAAACGCATGTATGATCAAGAACCAGTGTTTGAAATAGAACCTGTTAAGACAACAAACAGAGATGCTGATAATGGTGATGCACAGCGTGGCTTAAGTAATTTACAAGGACAAGTATATCAATTCTCAATTACAAAAGGATATGATACTCTTGATCAAATGACAAAAGGTGCTTATGGTGCAACTGCAATTGTAGTTGATGCATCAGATAAGACTGCTGCGGTTACTGAATTTAGTTTCCGTAAACACGCTGGTCCTGTTGCAAAGGATTGGATCTCTGAGTTCTTTGCATTTGATAATATTCGAGTTGATAAACAATATAATACTAAATTGTTTTATGTGCCACAAAATAAATTAGCATTTTGTAAAGACGATGGAACACTAGACTTTCCAAATATTAATTCTACAGACGATGAATTAGATTCTGTTATTATTTCTTCGTATATGAATCGAATTAATACAACAAACGTAGCTATTCATATGAACTCTGTACCTGATTTAGAAGTTGGGAAGACTATTAACTATACGTTTCCCCGCTTTTCTCCAAAGTTAAATAAGAATGAAGATACTTACGATAAAGTAAATTCTGGAAAGTATTTGATTTCAGCTATTCGGCATTATATTAAAAATTCAGAATATACAATGTCGATTGAATTGATTCGCGATGGTATTGGGCAAGAGGCAGAACTCTATCCAAATAATAGAACTCCTGACTTTGGTAAAGATCCAGTAACTCGCGTATCTGTACTTAGTCCTATAAAATAAAGGTTAATTGATAATGTCTGCATTTCATATTGGAGTGGTTGAAGATCGTCATGATCCATTGCAAATGGGTCGTGTTCGCGTTCGTGTTTTAGGTATTCATTCTCCTGATCGCGTGAATGAGGTGCCAATTAATTCGTTACCTTGGTCACTCGTTATGTTTCCTGCCAATGTTTCATCTTCAGCAGGGGGTATATCACAACTGGTAGAAGGAACATGGGTTCTCGTAATGTACTACGATGAAAACTTCCAAGACGCAATCGTGATTGGTGCACTACCTGAAACTCATAGTGGTGAAGAGAAACCTGATTATGCGAAGGGATTTTCAGATCCGTTTGGAGTATATCCAAAGTTCTCAGAAGGTGGATCAAATACGTCCCTTGCTGGAAAACCAGATAAGTTTCAAGAACATCCAACATATACTGAACGCTCACGTACTCGTATAACGGGTATTCCTATTGCTAAACAATATACAAATAAGACTGTAGCAGTTGAAGGCGATCAAGATAACTATACACGCACAACATACGATGAACCTGATCTACGAGGCGGCATGCCTTCAACATATCCATATAACAACGTAAAAGAATACGAAGGTGGAATGCTGGAAGAATATGATTCTTCTCCATCAGGCACGCGTATGACAAAGATGCATCCTTCTGGCACGTATGAAGAGATAGTATTAGATGGTAGCAAAACAGTTAAAGTTGTTGGCGATGGGTATGAGATTATCCTTGGCAACAAGATGATGTATGTTAAAGGCGACATGAACTTAACCGTTGAAGGCGATATGCGCACAATGGTGAAGGGTAATTACCTTCTTGAAGTTGGAGGAGATCACAGCACAATGGTTGCAGGATCACGCTCAGCTAAGTTACTTGGTAACGATACCTTTGAAGTATCAAACGATATATCATTTAATATAAAGAATAATGTTTCTATTAAAGCTGGAAACAATATGATTACGCGAGTTGGTAATGATAATGTTATCTCCATCGGTAATGATTGTTCAATGGATGTAACAAACGACCTATCACACCTAATTGGTAACAATGGAAACTTCTCATATGGTAATGATAATGGTATTATTGTTTTAGGTAATCGTAAAGTAATTTCGAAAGGTGAACACAAATTAGATTCAGTTGGAAGTATTATACTTGACACAGATGGTAATTTAAGTTCAATTGTAACTGGTAACATCGAAGAAGATGTTGCAGGTAGTCAAACAACAAGCGTTTCAGGTAATGTTAAAGTTACTGGCGCAATCATTGACTTGAACTAAGGAATAATTCATGGCAAATGAAATTGATTTATGCGGAGAAAATGGTTTAATAAACCAAATCAATAGCGCACAGTTACAGATAAACACCTATATCGCTTTAGGTAAAAACGCAATTAATGCAGTTGAAGACGCAATCGACAATGTAAAAACGATTGCTAATACGCTGAAAAGTGATCCAAACACTGTTCTTCGTACAATCCAACAAGACGTACTTGGAATCATTACTGCTGATTCTCTTGCAAATCCTACAAGTGCATCTGCAAAGTTGCTTGAGATTTATCAGGCTTATGAGTCAGGTGGTCCTGCAATCCAGCGTATCATTGACAACGTTCAACAGTTTATCGATGACCCGTTGAATACTCCTCTTGACGTTTGTAATGATATACCTAACGTTAAGTTACTTGGCGATAAAGTTGTTGAGGTAGTATCCGCTGCAATTACACCAGCACCTGATGCATCACCGATTGAGATACGTGACGAAGTTATCACTGAGCATGAAGAGATTCTTACCGTTGAAGGTACAAAGTCAGAAGAGGATATTAAGACTCAACCTGAACAAGAGATAAAGACGTCTCCAAAGTATCCAACACCTGATGTATCAAATGATATTATGTTAGCAGCTAGACTTCCACCAGGAAGAGTCATTGGTCCTGGTGCTGCTCACGAGGCGGCCATATCCCATACCCGTCCTAAGCCTGTTGTAACAGAGGTGCCGGTATCTAACGTACCTAAATCTGCATCAGTGCCATCAGGTGCACCTGTAAGCACTCCAACGTCGAAGGAATGGGGAACCCCTAAGATTACTTCTGCATTTGGTCCACGCTGGGGATCTACTCACAAAGGCGTTGACATTGGCGGTAAGAAAGGTCATCCTATTCTCGCTACTGCGGCAGGTACTGTAACGATATCAGCTGTTGATGCTGCAGGATATGGTAACTGGATTGAGATCGATCACGGAGGAGGTAAGAAGACTCGTTATGGTCACCTCGACTTCCGTATGGTTAAAGCTGGAGAGACTGTAAAAGAAGGTCAACAGATTGGAACACTCGGCAATACCGGTCGTTCAACTGGTCCGCATCTTCACTATGAGATTCGACAAGGTAGTACTCCAGTCGATCCAGGCACAACAGCACTTGCAGCGGTTGACCTATCAAAGTGGATATCACCGAGTGGCGCTACTGTTATGGTTGCCTCAGCTCCAGCATCTCCGAATAGTGCTAAACAAACTCAGACGATTGTTGCGTCAAATCCAAATATTGCAAATCCATTCCAAGATGGTAAGCAATATACAGCAGTCGAATTTACTCCGTCAAAGTATGCAACGAATATCGCCAAACAAATTAATACGCTTGATCCTTCAGTAAGAGAAAGATTTGCTTCTGCAATAAAGGACTATCTCGCTAATAACTTTAAAGATGGTCGTGACATCAACGTAACTGAAGCTTATCGTTCTCCAGCACGTTCAGCAGCACTTGCAAAATCAGGTATACGTGCTGCGCCTGCAGGAGCTTCTTGGCATAATTATGGTGCTGCTGCTGACGTTGCAATATATGTGAATGGTGAATGGGACCAAGGCACAAAGAGTACTCAAGAGTATGTTGGGAAAGTAAGAGCATCACTCTCTAAGTTCGGTTTAACTAACGACC